TAGTGGTCGTGGTGGTACTGGCCTGCGCTACGCTAAATTTGTATGTAGCGGCAGTGGAGCGGTCAAACTGTATGGCGTTGTAAAGCTCCTCGGCGGTGTTTGCATTATCGAAGGAGTGATCCCGTATTTCCACAGTTAGGGATGCGGGCTGGCGGGTTATAACGCCTGACAGGTAATATTCGCCGCTTCGTAGGTCTATTTGGGGTTCGAACATTGTTAATCCGTCCGTCCGGAGCTTTACGGTCAGATTTGAGGTGTCCGTAAACCGGGGGATAGATACGGTCACCCGCACCGTAAAAAGCTCGTTGACGGAGTAGTTTTTAGGACCTATCACGGCTCCCGTCTGGTAGTCGATTGCGGTTATACCAACCGCGATAGGGTTTGCCGCAAAAGCCCCGCTCACAAGGAGCAGAAGGCTTAGGGCGAGGAAAAGTGCAGTCGTCTTTTTCATGTTACTGATTCCTTTCTTAAAATTTTGTTGTATGAAAAAAGGGCCTCGCGGCCCTTTATTCCGTTAATCTGCCTGCTCTTAATGCGAGTGAGCCGGCGCATTTTTTGGCATGAAAAAAGGAGCCGTTAAGCTCCTTAAAATCGGATCAGTGGCAGGGCGGTGTCCCCTGCATCTCAGGTACGCTTTCGCGTGTGTCGGGAACCATTTCCGACCTCACTGACTGCGATTGGCTATTCTTGCAAGTTCCAGTTCTATCAGCATTATGTCGATATCTGACAAGTGTCCTATAAAGTCCTGAACATCGTCAGGTTGTAACCTGAGCATCTTATCCAGTCTTACTACCGACTGCTTTTGCAATCCAGCTTTTGCCCAGTTTTTTATGGGATAGCAGTCATATCCCGGCTTTGGAGATTGGCTTGTTACATAAAACGACATTATGTAAGCGGCACCATCATATCCTATGATAACCGGCCTCAGTTTCTTCTTGCCGGGTTCGTCATCGTATGCGACAATTGCCCAATATATATCCCACTTCTCATATTTAGGCATTCGTCGGCCGATCTCCCTCTTTCCAGTCCGCAGGAAGTATCAGGGTGCCATCTTTATCGTGATACCCAACGGTTTGCAGAATATCAGCAGGCTTCACGATTCTTATCGGTTCCTTTTTTTTAAAGCACTCTTTTATGAGAGCTTTGCTTATAATGCCGTTTCGTCCTTCTTTCTGAATTGTTATATCCCACGGTTCGCCCTTCTCATGGCTCAAATTCGTTAGGCCCACGGCGCTGTATTTTTCGTAGGACGCCATCACTGCGGACAGCAATTCTATTTCTTCGGAATCAAAGACCGAAAGAGAAAAGTCGGGAGATACCTCGGTGATCGCCGCACCTTTATATTTCTTATATTTTTGATATATGGCGGGTATCACGGGGCCAAAGTCCCACGCCTCAAAATCTGCTTCAAAAAGCGGCTTGCCAGATGTAGCCAAACACCACGCCTGTGCATAAAACATAAGCTTGTTCAGCCGGAGGTTGCTCATAAAAGATTCTTCTTCGTTCATTCCCATGGCTATAAAGTAATTAGCCACAGCCTCGGTTTTATTCATGCTTGCACCTCCTTATACCCAAATAAACCCCGCAATTCCCTGGGCTCAATTACATTATATTCGGGTGAAACCACCGATGTCAACATCATACATAGTATGTTCACATCATTGTTGGTGCGGATAGGATTGCAACTGTCAGAACAGCCGGACAGCGGCGATAGAGGGGGGATTAGCCCCTCTATGCGTTATATGCGGCCCATTTCGTGCTGTCCGCATGGGGCTTATATACCGCGGACTTGATATGCTGGGAAATACACCTCCAGGCCTTGCCATCGTGGGTGACTATGGTATCCTCTGTTATTACCGTGCCGTCCTCAATATCGATCCACGCCGGATAACTGACCTGCGGTATCTCCCAGTAAACGCCTATATTGGCCGTGTCTGCGGGGTCTTTGCCACGGCTGTATCTCAGCGCCACATACCCGCCCTCCACGGTATCGCCGGTAGTGTAATGCGTTTGGGCGTTCCACGGCGCACCGGGCGAGGGGGGACTCACGAGCCCCTCCCGAGCCGCGATGAGTATTTCGGACAATTCGGAACGGGCTTCAGCGAGCTCCGCCTGTGCCGTTGCGATAGCGGCAGCTCCCGCAAATTCCTCGTATTTTACAGTTTCCTTGCCTTCCCACTCGGGGAAGCCCTCTATATGAAAAAAAGCATCGTCTATGACAATGCCATGCGCGTTTGCCTCATCGGTGAGGCAGGGGATGTCATTGGCTTGAGGCCGGCAGAAGTGCAGTTTGTCTACCACCGCCACCACTTCATTTTCTTTAATTATGCGATACACGATTTTATCTCCTCTCTGAATAGATATTTAAAGTATCGGGTCATGTTGAATACCGCCCAGTATGCTCGGCTGCGTATCATACCGCCGCGCCATGACGCCACAGCGTTTTCCACGTCCCGATATGTCATGCGCTGCTCGGATACCCAACGGCGGAATACTCGCAGTTTGCGGCGCATACGTGAGATACCCTTGCGGTTAGGCTTGCGGATTACCGCGCCGCTATCGGTCAGCCTGAAGCGTATCTTCAAAAACTTAAACCCTTTGGTCAGTTTTATAATCTTTGTTTTCCTGTCACTTATGGTTATACCCAACTCAGCACAAAAAGCCTGTATTCGGATAAGGCACTCTTTTAGGTATTCCTTATCCTCGTGTATAAGGTAGCTGTCGTCCATATATCGGCCATAACCCTTTATGCGAAGCTGCTCCTTTATAAAGTGATCCAGCCTGTTAGGTGTAGCGATAGCTATGGTCTGAGAGGGCATAGCTCCCAACCCTACGCCGTGGTCGCCGTAGCAGGTCAGGTGCGCCTTAGCTAAAGCGTTGAGGCGCGGGTCGAATATATTCCGGTCTATCTCCCGGAAAGCCGTGGCGTGGCAAAGGCTGCCAAAGAAATCTTTGAAATCAATTTGCAGGATATATCCACTGGCGCCGTGCTTGCGGTAGTGCCGGTGCAGGTGGGCGTCAAGACGGTTCAGGGAAAAATCCATGCCCTTTCCCTTTTGACTGGCGCTGTTGTCGTATATCCATGTAGGGGACATCTGGGGAACCATGCAGTGGTCGCAAAGACACCGCTGCACCACCCGGTCGCTTATGTGGGAGGCTTGTATCTTTCGGGGCTTGCCCCTTTCGTTGATGTGGAACACGGTAAACCCGCGGTGCTTATACTTACCGCTTAACAGCCGCTTTTTCGTGTTGTGAATATTCAGCATAGCGTTAGCCTTGTACACTTGGGTGCTGGCTTTCCACATAACGCCACGGCAGCATAGCCTATATGCCTCATACAAATTGTCAAAAGTGAACACATCTTCAAAGGCCCGCTGGCGCTCCTGCCTCTTGGCAAGCCGCCGGGCCTTTCGTCTTTGATATCTTACCTCCCGCCTTTCTTCGCTTGTCATCATGTCTCCTTTTAGAAATAACCGCCGTACAGCCGTATTGTAGGGTGCGATTCAGGCTGCGTATGACAACGACAATGAAAATGGTTACGCACCTACCCATCCATGCAAGCAGCGTCCTGTCGGTCATAGCGACGGTTCCATTTATGCCGTTTCCGGCAATGGTCCTGTTCCCCTTATTTAAGGCACTGATTTCGCCAAAGCTACTTTGTCGGGCCAATCATAAATAATCCCAGCGCCACGCCAAGCTCAGTGTTGGCATTATTATTGGTAGCGGCCCCGGCGGCGGACACCGCGCAGAAATTATTGTTGTTACTGGAGTACGGAGAGCGCGACCACCAATCCGGGCTTATGCAGAACAGAACCGAAACTTGATTACTACATAATATATCCTGCCTTTCTGTATCTCTCGATCTCGGCCTTTCTCGTGGCTACGAGAAGAGTTGCCTCCTTTTCTACCATGCCTATCCACACATCCCAGTTCGGGGCTTTTCCCGCTTCAAACTGTACGTATTTCTTGGCAATGTGGATCTTGGAATACAACGCTTGTATATCACATATCGCCTTTGTGAGATAATCCAGCCGCATTTGTGCATCGTGGGAGTTGTTGACAAATATGCTGTTCGCCGACTTTGCATTGGTGTGACATTCGGCTGCTAATTTGTATATCTCCGCCGCGATAAAAAGCCGGGCGTGCTTAGGGAAATTCCCGGTACACCGCTGGTGGGTATATCCTTCCAGATCAAAAGCCCCGTTCAGAAATTCCATTGAGCTTTCACTACGCTTGGATTTCGGCACTGACATCTGGAACCTCCAATTTTAAAATTTTTTTCTGCGCCGCCCCTAAATGGGGCGGCGATTACTGGATACGGGGATTATAGGCAAAAGCCCAGCGCCACGCCAAGCTCAGTGTAGGCATAATTACTGGTAGCGGCCCCGGCGGCGGACACCGCGCAGAAATAAATGTTGTACTGGAGTACGGAGAGCGCGACCACCAATCCGCTGCGGCTGCTCCTACTTTTTTTATTCTACTACTATTTGTCGTAAAAAGCGAGTATTGCGTTCCCTCGCCGGGAACGGAGTTGCCGGAGGAGCCCATGACTTCGATAAGCGCAGGTATCCAACATCTGTCCTGAGAGGTAATGATATTGGTTGACTGGTTACCGGCAGAAGCCCGCTTATTTACTGTCTTAATACCTATGTCGCTCTTGAGTATATCCGGGAAGGTGGCCAGAAATGCCGGCATGTTTGTTTTTCGCATTTTTGAATCATTCCAGCCGCCCACATTTGTCCAGTTATCATTCATTTTATATTTGGTTCCAAGGCAGTCCTTTGTGATAAAGGAAATGGCGGCTTTCCCGCCCCCGTTCGCTTTATCATCGTGCTTGAAGCCTGCAATCTGAGGATATACTGTTTCGCCTGTGCTGAGAGTCAACGGGCAGGTATCACCAACGCTCCAAAACTTTGAAACGTCCTCGCCTGAGTTGGCAATACACACAACCTGTTCCCACGAGCAGGAGGACAGCGGGGATTTTGTACTGAAAAGCGTCCACACGCCGTTGACGCCTATGTACGCATTGCTATACTCCCAGGCAGAGCCGTTGTACTGCATAACAACGCCCGGAGTGAGTATCAGCGTCTGGTCGCCGGCTATCGACAGGGTATACCCGCCGCCGTCTACCGTGTGTATCCAAATATCGCCGGACTCAGGCGAGGCAGGCGGCCCATACGAGAATGTCCACTTGCTGCAATCCCGGGAGGTCAGCACGACCACCTGATTGTTTACAACGGCAGCAGGAAGCTGCTGCGCGATCTGCACATCGAAAACAACGCCTCCGACTTTAACGCTATACGGGAAAAAACTCAATAAACTCATATTTACCTCCTTTTAATTTACTATAAGTATTTTTATAGGGATATTTACGGCGGGAACCTCGCCGTCCGCAGTTATGGTAATACTGCCGGTCCCTTGGCCGGTCTTGAACAGATTTGCGTTTGCAGCGGCGGTGCGCTGCTCAAGGGTGGCAGTACTTGCCAGTGATATATTGCCTTTGCTGCTGGCGGTTACGCCTGTGAGCCCTGTTACCGTTATGACGCCGTTGGACCAGCCGGAGGCCGCAAGTGTGGCGGATAGCTCCTTAGCCGGGGCAGCGGCCCCTATATCCGAGGGGGTCAGCGCATCATTGCCACCTACCTTGTGGTTATCCTTATGTGTGCTGGCAGCAGCGCCTATGTCTGCGGCAGTGAGTGCGTCCGCACCTCCTGTTTTATGGGCGTCCTTGTGATTTTTCGCTGCGTAAACGTTTTGCAACGCCGTACTTATTGCGGTCTTTACGGCACTCCATAACACATATTTGCTGCGGCTGCCTGCTGCCGCTGATACATCGCCAACGACTATCCTATCATCATCGGCAAGCGCATCTATCGCTCCAAGGGATTCCAGTGTGGTTTTGGTTACGTCTGCGCCGTTCGCCACGTTAAGCAGACTGCGCACATCCGATGCGGACAGGTCGGCGGGGGCTCCGGCTTCAGCGCCCTTATTTCCTTTAAGGGTCTTTGCAGCCATGGATGCGAGTTTCGCATTGGTAACGGCGTTGGCGTCTATTTCTACGGTGCCTACGCTATCCTTCCATGCGAGATTCTTGAAAGATGCGTACCACTTGGCAATCTTTCCAAACATAACGGCCAGCTTCTCGCCGGTCGCTATATTAGTTTTAGCCGACGCCATAGCAAAGGCAACGGTGAGATCACCGCCGCTACCGGCCTTGCCCAGTTTATTGTTGTCGAGATCCTTGATGTTGTCGATAAATGATTGATGGTCCTTGTTGGTGTAGGCACGGTACACCTGAGTGCCCTCCGCCCATATACGGGCAGTGCCGCCTACGCCCCTTATGCAGTCGGCAAGGGTATTGTTGGATATACTGGTGTACAGCACCACCTCCGCATTGTCGCCGGTTCCCAAGGTTGCAAGGTTAGGCCCTGCGGGTAGTTTGGCCGCGTCGGCAACGGCGATTGATGTGTCGCTTGCGGTAATGGTAGCTGTAAGAGTGGTTTTCGGGCTGTTGTCTATGCCCGGATACATTATTGACTGTGCCATTAGTAGGTACCACCTCCTCGTGATTGTACAAACCCCTTGATGGCGAGGTCTATCGTTACATAAGCGAGGTCATTGGGCCGCACTTCTACCGACAGCCATGAGCCGCGGGGTATTTGGTTTTTGTCGTTGAGCAGGTATTCCGATATGTCCAGCTCAATACTTCGGTTCATGCTTGCCTTCAATTTGCCGTTCACATATATATCCGCCCTCGTGGGATAACCAAACTCAAATATGCCCTGCGTGATATCGTGCGTATGGTCGGGCAGGGAAATGGTGTGAGTGTGGCTGGGTATATTGAATCTATGGGTATGGCTGGGTATTTGAAAACTGTGGTTGTGCTCGGGGACGTTAAAACTATGACTGTGTTCGGGAACATTAAAGTTATGGGTATGCGGTGGCACATAAAATGTATGAGTGTGCCTCGACATATTGATCTCATGCGTATGGCCCATGTGATGAACGTGTTTTGAAATGGGCTTGGTATACGAATGAGAATGTGAGGCGCCTCCAACGGTAGCTGCGCCCGTTGTAGCACCCTCTCCAACCTGTCCCTCGGCTTGTTTTGTATACGCGCTTGGACTTATGCCTGATGTTGTTGCGGACTGTATTCCTCCTGAATTTGTCGTTTCATTTACTGAACCGCCGCTTGCCGTGCTTTTTGAAGTGCCACCGCCGCTTGCCGTGCTTTTCGAAACTCCTCCTCCGTTGGAAGTCGAAGTAGCAGTCCCACCACCACTATTACTGGTAGACTGACTCCCACCGCCCGATGAACTGGTTCTCGTGATGGCGCCACCACCACCTGTGGCTTTGGAGTAGGAGCGAAAACTGTCGAGGGTTATCTTTGCATTTACAAAATTGATGATCCGCATATCGGTTGGGATGAAGAACCTCAGTATGGCGCCCTTTTGAGATGAGGCGTTGGCTTGTATAGACTGGGCGTATATCTGGGTCGCACCCTGAGAATAAACCGTTTCTATGCGCTGCCTGTCGGCAAGGTCGGCAAGGCTGCTGGCTATATCTGTGGGCTTATTAGCTATGACCACGTTCGCATTGCCGGCCACGTCGCGGTTTCGCTCTATGGCGGTGATATAGCTTTTAAAATCCCCGTCGGGATATTCCTCATCCATGACTTTCACTATGCGCCCGATCTCAATCCTGTCGGTGTCATCGTGGGTTATTTGATAAATATCGGATACGCTGACCTTGGCGGTGAGCTTTGGTTCCTGCAATTCATCTAATATCACCTGCGCCCGTTCTTTCAGGGAATCGGGATTTTCAAAACGCCTGTCCACCCAGTACCGCTCAATGAGCCCGTATCTGTCGATATAGCTCTGAGGGCTTTGCAGATACGGAATGCCATTATTGACGTCTTTTATGGTAAGCTGATTTATACCCTCTCCATATCCCAGCGGGTAGATACGGGTGATGATGCCAGCAGAATCGCTGGGCATCTCCATTGACATGAGATTTCGACCGCCACGGATAAAAAATTGAGGCTCTGCCGCAGTATCTATTTTTTTCAGCGATATTTCCCACGGATACTTAGTCGTATTGAGCTTCCAGATATAGGGGTCGCTGAATCTGTTCGGCACACTCCATAGCGCATTGAGAACTGTCTCATTGCTCCACGCATATTCAAACTGCCGTTGAAAATCGCACTCCCCGAGCTGCCAATGTTTGGTCTTCTGAAACGACAGGACGTATTCGAGCACCTCTACGGTGTATACGCCGATGTTGCCAATGATGTGGTATCCCGGCATGACACTATCCGCCAACGTTGCAAGGACGTGCTCACACTCATAGACCTTATCGGTAATGTGCTTTTTTGTGCGTGTGCTCTTTATGATGCGATATAGTTCGCCCGTTTCCCCGGTTTCGTCACTTATCCAACGTACATAGTGGAATGGTTGGCAGTAGCGCGATTTTTCATCGGTGCAGGGTAGGGTGAATTTCATAGTACCCACGTCGTTCAATACTTCCTTTTCGCTTACGCTATGGGAATTTTGCAGATATGCAGTGCGAAGACGGGATAGGTTCAAGACCTCTACCATAGCTACAACCACCTTTCAGTGTAGAGTATCGAGGATTCGATAGCCCCGGCTGTGCCTGTGGATATAACGACGGAGCGCACCTTGCGATCCAGCTCACACCAGCGGCCGGAATGCCGTGCCACAATATTCTCTCCGTCGAGGAGAACGATAAGATTTTCACTGTCAACAACCAGGGTTTGTCCCGGGGATAAGGAAATATCCACATCTATCTCGAGAATATCCGTCGCTTCGGCTGAGCATGCAGCCGAAACCATCTCATACATACCGTGGGGAGACGCGGATATTTGGGCGCCGACGGCAAGGATTCCGTCAATAGTCTCGTTCGCGGCGGTTTCCAGCCGGAACCTTGCGCCCAACGCAGCAATAGCATCTATGACCTCCGCAACGTCATTGACCGCGTATATGGTCGCGCCCAGTCTGGTATTTCCCGAAACTATCTCCGCTGGCGCCGACATGAGCATTACACTGCCGATTGCCGAACACTCGGAATCTAATTCTTCCGCCATATATGTGCTCAGCGTTACACCGGCGGTACCCATTGCCTCGGCCGTTATGAGCTCTGCGGCGTTGGTTTGTATGTATGCGAGTATCGCCACCCCGAAATAGCCCGATATGGTTTCAAATGCGTCCGTGGTGAGAAAGACAGTCGCATCATCGACGGCTGTATTAAAGCTGCTTTGGTTAAAAGTTCGCTGATTATACACCGGGTATCACCACCTTAGTTGATGGTGAAATTGAGGGTGGACGGAACATATATGACCTGACGGCCTGCGGACATGGTTACCTGCTTGGAAGCAGCGTCTATTATGTAGGGCTCTCCGTTGGATTCCGCATCATACACCGCAATATGAGTAAGCTCACCCCATGGGCCGGAGGCCACGGGAGTTTCTATTCTCGCGCTGTTTGTTATAAGACAAGCGCCTCCTGACTGTTGGGCAGGGGCCGAGAATACAAATGCTGTCCTGGCGTATGAATTGCCAGAAAATTCCGAACCGCCGCTTTCAGGAGAACCGTTGCAAAGCGCAAGGTATGGAGAAAATCCTGAGCAGCTCACACCGCGGCAGATATTCATGCACTTGATTTTGTATGCATTGGCCATCTTGCCGCTCCATATCCACTTAACCGCCCCAGCGCGGACAACGGGAGCAATGCCGGCGCTGATATTCAGCACTTCCTCCAGCCTGCCATAAAGGTACATATTACCGCCCGTGAGCGAATCCATTATAGCGACATAGGTGACGTTGCCAACGGATACGGATGATTCTGCAAAGGTGAGTGCGGCCGTATTCTGCATTGCGTACCCATTGCCGGATGCGGCAGGCGCCGAGAAGGTGATGGGCTGCCGGGCATACCCGGAATATGAGACCTCTGTACCCGCGCCATCGTCGCCGGGGTCGTTCAGATATAGGGCGAGATACATGGTCTCAGGGGCCGAGGCGCTTATGCCCCGGGCAAGGTTAAGCATTATTTCCTCAAAATGGTTGGTTGCGTACATTACTGATAAGTCTCCTTTCTGCGGGTGATGGTGATGTGGATCCCTGATATTGTCGTGCTGCCAACGTTCTTTATCTGCAATCGGGCAGGCGCCGGGGCGGTGCCGATATATGAGGGTGAATAGTCCCTTTCAAACTCGGCCGCTATTGTAGCCCCATACGCAAACGGGTCGCAAATAAAAGAAAGCTCAAATTTTCTCATACTGGATAGCACTTTGTACGCCCTGCCGGGATCGTATATACGGCCTATATAATACTTATCCGGCTCATCCCAAAACGCGATCTTCGTTTTTTCCGACATCGTATAAACAAGCTCCCTGACCTGTGACTGGGTAGGGAGCCGTATAGAGCCGCACTTTATATCCAGTGATATTTCATCCCGCCATTTCGCGCCATAGTCGTAAGCGCCACTCCTGTTGGGGAGTTCCACCTTGCGGGGACGCAGCTTCGGCAGGAATGGCCTGTTGATTTCTTCAATAATGATGCCGTATTCCTGCTTTAGGTCTACACCGCCTATGGTCATACTGTAATCAAGCATTATAGCCACCCCTTGTATCTGAGTATTCGTTCAAGTTCGTCAGTGATTTCCTCGCCGAGATCGCGCGCTGTTTCCGCGCTGTCTTCGGGGTTTCCTTTCACCGTGACGTTAATCTGTTCCACCACAAACTGACGGCCGTTATTGTATGTGGTATGGTTGGTTACTGGACCAGCGGGCATGGTATCGTCTATCCCGGATATTATATCGGGTATCCGGTTGTTGATGTTGACGTCTAATGCCTGATCTACCACGCCCTGCAATGCAGCAGCTACTTGTGCCGCCTTGCTCTTGGCGCCCAAAATCATGCCCTCGTCTATGTCCTCAAATAGCTTTTTGGTCTTTCTGGACGGCGAATGGCTGTCAGCCGCCGAGCGGGCTGCGGATATTGCGTTGTTAACTATACCGCGGATTGTGGAGAAAAGGCTGGAGGAGCGAGAATTGAGGCCGGAGATCATGCCGTCAATCATGGAATTACCAACCGTGGTCATATCGCCGGGTAGCGGGGCTGTGGTGCTGTTAACCGTTATCCTGAGATTTTCAAGGATGGAGCGAGTCTTGCCGTTGATTTGCTCGTATTTTTCTACAAACCGCTTGACAGCATCGTCCGCGGCCTTTTCCGTCTTCTCTACGATGGTTTGGGCCATAGAGTCCACGGTGGATTCCAATTCGGGATTTTTAGCCTTTATGCCCTCGCTCATACCCGTGGGAATTCCCTGGCCGATTTCGTCCATCACCTGTGACGGAGAGTGGCTGTCGAGCACTTTTCGTACCGTATCTACAACGGTCTGTCCAAGTGCCGCAGACGCGCTTTCTACCTGCCCGGCATTCTCGCTTATGCCGGTAGAAAGTCCTTCGGCTGCATCCTTGCCAGCCGTTTCAAGAGTGATGCCCACATTTGAAAAAGCTGTATCTACGGCTTGCAGAAACGGTGTGAAGTCAACGTTTGAGGCATTGGTTATCTCCTGAACGGTCTCCTTATAGCAGGCAGCTATATTTTGTAGGTTCTCCGTCGCGTTTATTTCCAACTGGGCAAAGGCGTCGGCTACCGGGGCCTGAGCTTCGCGCATCCCCTGAAAATCGCCTACTATGGATTCTGCGGCGGATTTACCTTCGCTGGCCAGTGCCGCCAGAACAGCGGCGGATTCGGTAGAACCGTCGAGGAAGTATTTGAGAAATTCCTCCATGCCCTCGATGCCATAGGAGCGGACGGTTTCCAGATTGGCGTGGTAATCAGACCAGTACTCTTTTTGAGATTGGAGCGCCTCTCGCAACGTCTTGGTGCTTATATCGGCCTTGACTTCCGCCATGTCCCATAGTTCAAACTGGCCCTCAATGGATTTGAGAGCGGCGTCATACGCCTGCTGGTAAGCCAGAGCAAGAGCGTTCAGTTCCAGGGACAGGGCTTGCGCTACCTCCGTTCCTACTTCCGCCATGCTCCTGCTTTCGTCCGAAACGCCAGCCATAGTTTTGTTCAGCTCATCGAGAGAACTGGTTATTTCGTCATACGCTGTTTGGGATTCTTCGAGGCGTGCTTTTGATTCCTCCAGATTAAGGGTGGCGTTTTCCAGTTCGACCCCCAACGTGCCTATGGAGGCTGTATACGCAAGGCTTCCGGGTATAGCGTTGCCGACCGCCTCGTTGTGCCGTTCCTGCACGTCATTGTATCGTTGCTGTGCAGCCTCTACTTCCGCCTTGGCTTTTGCGAGCGCTTCTTCTGCCTTTATTTCCTGCTCTATCAATTCCATACGCCGCTCAATGCGCTCGTTATTCTCAAACCGCTTATTTTCGGCTTCTATCGCTGCCTTTATTGCTTTGGTGGAAAGATTGAGCTCGCCGGTATACCTGTTATACGATAATCCCAATGATGGGATACGCTGGTTCAGCACGTCAACTATACCCAATATCTCCTGATGCGCAGCCGCAGTTTTGGTGCTCTGTGAGGTGAGTTCCTGCAACCGCTTTAAGAGGTTGGTGTTGACTGAGGCGTTGCTTTTTATTTTTGACTCGGAATCATTGTATGCTGCAATAACCTGCTTGCTCGATTCCACAAACTGCGCGTGGGCCGTCCTGACTTCCGCCATGGTCGTTTTACTGGCCTCGTATGCGGCGGTCTGTGCTTCGATCCTGGCCTTCAAATCCTGAGCGACTTCGGATTCTGCCTGTCCTGTCGCAACGAGCCGCTCATGCTCTGCCCTAAGCTGCTGTATCTCCGCATATTGCAATTGGGAAGCAGAGGAAAGGTCCAGCAATTCATTTCTGGTCTTTGGTATAGCAAGCCCAAGAGTGGCTATCGCGCCGCCCAGCGCGGCTACTCCTGCGACGGCCAACAAGACGGGGTTGGCAAGTGTTGCGCCTATCAGTGCTTTAAAGGAAGCGATTAGGGGAATGACAAACTTAATCGTCAAAGCCAACGTGCTTAAAGCTGCTATGAAGGAGGTTAATCCCACTATTATCGCAGTTATAAGAGGGGTGACTCCTTCAAATTTGTTTATGAGGTCCGCAATACCGTTAACGATCTTTGCCACGCCATCGTAAAAGGCGCCGAGCACAGGCGTCAGTTTGTCGCCTATGGCTATCCTCAGATTGGAAAAAGAGTTCTCCATTAGCTGGAGCCGACTCTCGGTGGTGCCGTATCGCAAACTCGCTTCCGTGACCAGTGCGGTATTTTCCCGCCACGCCGTGTTTGCCGTATTGATGGAATTCGTGAGTAGCCCGGTCTTATCCTCCGCGTTGGCAAGGGAGGTTATCATGGTTACCATGCGCGATTCCGTAATGCCGAGATCCTTCAGCACTACGACAGCACTCTGATCCAGATGATTCAGGTTGCGGATAAAAGTCAGAAGCGCAGATGAGGCGTCCTGTGCCCATAACTGCGAAAGTTCCTTCGTGGAAAGGCCACAGGCTTTAGCCCACTTATCAAGATCATCGCCTGTCTCAACAGCGGTCTTCATCTGATTGATGAGTTTGCTCATAGATGTACCGCCGGCAGCGGTCTCTATGCCGACCGAGGTAACAGCCGCGGAGAGCGCGAGCATCTGCGATTCCGTAAGCCCGGCATTGGTGCCGGCAGCGGCAATGTTCTGGGCCATGTCCACTATGCGCCGCTCGTTTGTGGCAAAACTGTTGCCCAGAGCGACTATAACGGAGCCAAGGTTGCTGAAAAACGAGGTGTCCATGCCCGTGACGGCAGTAAACTGCGCCAGCATAGTTGCAGCTTCCTCGGATGTCAGATTGGTGGCTACACCGAGGTTTGCCATTACCTCCGTAAAGGGGAGGAGGCTGTCTTTTGCTATGCCGAGCTGTCCGGCCACCTCTGCGATACCGGCAAGTTCGGTGGCCGCGAGGGGGATCTCGGTGGACATCTGCTTGATGCTTTCACCCATAGCGGTCAGTTCGTCCGTTGTAAGGTCCGTTGTTTTGGCAACGCCTGCCATGGCGCTTTCAAACTCAATGGACGCTTCAGCGCACGCTTTGAGTTCTTCCGCGATCCTCTTGAGCGCCGCGGTGATTCCAGCCGCCGTTAGTGCCTGGGATAGCTCACCCACTTCGCTGCCGGCTTCTTTTGCTTCCTTGCCGAATTCGTCTATGGATTTAGCGCATTTGTCGGTGCTTTTTTCGGCTTCATCGAGATAACCCTTGTTTTTCTTTATCTCTGAATCAAGCTTATTAAGCTCAACCGTGGCGTCGTTTACCTTTATCTGCCAAGCATCGGTGCTGCGCTTTGCTGCATCCAGTTTTGCCTCATTGTCGGCTAACTCATTATTGAGTTTCTCGTTTTCAATGATAAGCTCACCGGCAGCCTTGGCGGCGCCGCCGGTCTTTTCTTCCAGTTCGGCCATCTTAGCGTTGGCAGCCTCTATCTTGGCCTTAAGTTCTGCTTGTGCTTCGCTGGTATCGTTGGCCGATCGTTGCAGTTTCTTAAGCTCTGCTTCGTCCTCTGTGACTATCTTCTTTTGTGCGGCCCATTCCTGCCCCGCTTTGCGGTTGGCGTCGTTCATCTGCTCAAGGGATTTTTTATTCTCCTCAATCTGAGCTTTGAGCCTTTCGATTTTGCCCTTATAATCGTCTACGGCCTTTTGTGCATTCTGCATAGCCGATTTACACTCATCGACCTTCTTTCTCTGGGCCTCATATAGATTGTTGAGAGCCTCGCCTTTGGCCGTTAATGCTGCCATGCTGTTGGCCTGTCCCTTAAATTCGCTCTCCGTGAGCTTAAGGGCTGATTGCAGGACCTTTAGTTCTCTGTTTATATTGGCTACCGAGGATTGGTATTGGGCTTCACCCTCGATAGCCACTTTGGTTGATATATAGCGTGTTGCCAATACCTACACCTCCCGTAAGGGCGGCAAGCCGCCGAGGTTAATGCTTTTTATGGTTTGGCAAAGGGATCACCTGAGTAGAATCACTGATTTCGGTAGGCAGCACCGTCTTTTTCATCTGCTTAAAAAATGTGGTCGCCTGAGACAGTATGAAGATGAGCACGTCTGAGGCGTCGGAGAAATTATCATCCCTGCCCTGGAATATCTGTGAGTATGCGCCGTCGCCCAAAAGCTGGTCGATGGCCATCTTTATTTTTTCAAAGGCGTAGTCTTTGGTGATCTCGCCTTTGATGAGCTTTTCGCTCAAACCGGTGAACTCCTCGCCCATGTTTTTTATCTTGTCGCTGTAATCGGAATCGCACCTTACGGTAAAGGTGCAGGTCGGGAAATCAAGGGTAAGATCGTAGTCTTTGAAACTGAATTGTGCCATGGTGTAAATCCTCCTTTTTATTCTTTGTTTGTTGCCTCGGATGACATCATGCGGCTATGAGTTTGTACCATCTCATAAAAAATGCCGGGATTCATTAGATAGAATTCCCGGCGTGACAGGTGCAATATAGCTGCTGCGATGTAGTTCAGATATGCTCGTCGGCTTTTGCCTCTGTTTTTTTTTGCTCAAGCGCTTGAAGTCCAACATCTACCTCCTTCGCAGCAGCGGCATTATCGCGCCCATACCCCGCGCTTATCGCGTATACCACGGAAGCCTTGAATGCTTCGTAGTCAACCGGGTTGAGATGAAAGTTAAGTTCGCTCTCTTCCAGCATAGGCGACGGGTCGTGACCGATATATCTGCGCGCGAGTTCGCCGTCCTGCGCCATGAGCAGACCTAAGTGCTTTGTTACTTCAAAGCCCCCTTTAGTATCTTCCTGCATATAGGTAAGCGCCGTGCTCACGTCACCGTACTTTTCAATGACCTCAAACATAACGCCTACCGAGTAATTCAGATATATTTCCCTACCATTAAAGGTGCATTTGACCATTCTATTCATGTGACTGCCTCCATATTGCCGTTTTGACCGTTTGCAAACGCTTTTCCAGACATTAAAAGCCCGGGGTATGGTGTAACCTTACCACCGGGCTAAAGTCGTTTAGGCGCCGAATATGACCACTATATCGTGATTCTCTGCCACGTTGGCCAGCGTGTAAGTACCGGTGCCTCCGGTAATGGCACTTTTCTTATCAACGCCGTTATCGTAGGCGGCGCTGACGCTATCGTAGCCGGTAATGAGCAGTTCAAAGGTATTGCCTGCCGGTACAAAGCACTTACCCTCGCAGTCCACGTACTTGCTTGCGCTCTTATTCTGTGCCTGCACATCAATGGTATAGTACGTAGCGATACCCAGTTTGCCGGCGCACCATGCGTAAGCGTCGGATTCGTTGGTAAACGGCTCACTCTCTATTTCGATGTTGTCCGTGTTGGTGAACATGGCCTTCATGGAGATGGAGGTGGTGCCGAATTCAATGGTCTTGCCGCGGGTGTTGTAGGTCTTAGCGCCTCGGGCCGCGCGCACTTTGGGGAAAAAGTGGCCGATATGCACCTGCTGACCGGCACGCATGGCGGTATGGTAGAAAGCATAGCCGCCATAGGGAGCTACATCGCCGCGCTTAAATACGATGTCGTTGCCACGCATGTGAGCGCCGTAGAGGATCAGCGAGTTTTGGAGTATCAGGTCATCGGTCTCGAGGGCGATATCCTCATCTGTTATTTCGGACAGATATTCCGCCGTGGAGTTGTCGGCGGGCAGGTCGCCCTCAGCGTTATTAGGGGTCACTACGCAGCTTACCAGTTTGCCGATAATTATACCGGCGCCGTAGGTAGGATCTGCCGCAGCGGGTTCAACGCCCTGAAAAGGGGCGAATATGGGGCTTTTTGCGCCGTAGTTTGCCATTTTTCAAAAAATCCTTTCTCAAAAATTAGAGCCCGCGCGATGCGAGCCAGTCGAAAAACTCTTTCTCTCCGGCAGCGGTGGTTGCAGCTTCGCAATTGTTGTTGGCTCTGAGCATCCACTGCTGGCCGGGGATATTGCGGCCGGGTGCGCCGTACTCGTGGATGAAGGCGACCTCTGCATTCCGGGTTTCACCCCTGCTCCTGCCGCCACGATTGCGGTACCGGCTTCGACCGCTCTTGTTGCTGTGGTGTATGCCTTCGGGGGCTACCATGATATAGCCCCCGTCGTAAGTTATTCGTGGTGATTTTTTCTTGATGCTTTCGGACAGCGTGCCCATATTACGAGGAGCAGCGCGCTGTTGGGCCGCAGTTACCACGTCCGCCTGAGCATTCAGTATTTCTTTCATTACGCTTGACGGGATGCTTGCTATGGACTCGAATGCCGAAATGACATCGCCAATGCCACGCACCTCAAACTTAGCCATCTTTTATCACCCCCTGTGCCATCTGGCATTCGAATACTATGTCCTGAGCGTCGTTATCCGACAGATCTGTTACCTCGGGCCATGTTGCGCCGGCAGTAAAAAGCACCTGTTTGGTAGCCAAAATGCGGCTCGTGCTGTCCCAATTAAGAGGGCAGACAAGATGAACGAGTATATAACACAGTTCATGCTGGGGGCCATTATCGGCTAAATCCGTGGGCGATGTGTTTATCTGGAAGGTATAATACCGCTCCGGCTTACGGGCGGTATCATCGGGCGCAAAGGGCTGAAGCTGTACCGGGTCACCAAATGGAAGCAGGGCGTTGCGAATACGCTTTTCAACGGTAGCCATGACCGCCTCCTATCTTGCAGGCATCTTGCGCTGCACTTTGATTTCCAGCCATCTGTTTCGCTGCTCGACATTATCAACGTCCACAATCTCGTAGGGCACGTCGTCGCCGGTGAGGAAGACGGTGAGAGTGCGGTCTATGAGAGGCGAATACCGGGCGGTTATGGTTGCCAACTCACGTATGCCGAGTTGCATTGCCGTTACAGCCTCATATCCGTGAGCATTGACCCATTTTACATTTACGATAACGCCATCGCCAAAGACGTTCTCATACTCCTCAATACGCCGACCATTCTCGTTGGTAGACCGCTTTACCCGTTTGAACTCAACGGGGGTGCGGAGCTCCCCGGGATTCGCACTTTTGCTCATTTTCGATCACCGCCTTACTCGCCGTCTTCTTCCGCGTGCCGCAGAGAAAGCACGAATGAATTTATCATTTTCCGTGCGGTTTCCTCTGCGGTAGCCTGATATGACCCGGAAAAAGCCATGCCGCGATTGTCGTAATACATCGCGCCAAGGTTGAGCAGAAACATATCGTAATGGGCATTGTTGCTAAAATCCCGGATACCCGCGCCCCGCGCCTTGGATCTTGCGGCGTCAAGATATCGTTGAACGTTTTCGGCATTATCAGGCGGCAGTCCTATGAACAGTGCGAGGTCTTCTGCTGTTACCGCCATGCTGTTCACCGCCTTACGCCATCTTTATGGCATTAGTGAAAGCGGAGACGCTGTTGTAAGTGATCTTGCAGCGGAAGGTAACACCCTCATCCTGATTGTCGGTGGTGGTCAGCTCGTCGGTGTTGTAGCCGGTATAGCTGTTAGTACAATCAGTCCACACGTTGTTGCTAAGGTGCTGCCAGAGGTAGGTCACGCCAGATGTGGGCTTGCTGCCATCATCGGTGTTGAAGACAGGGGAGGCCTTGAGCTTTTCGCCAGCCAAGTGCTTATCAGACTCAGACTTTGCTACGCCGCCGATAAGGGCAACGCTGGTGGTAGCGAGGCGGAACGCGCTCTTGAGCTTAATCCGGTGGTCGCCCCAAGCGGTGAGCACGAACTTGAACATACCGGTATCAATGTCCTTGTCTGAGTCGAGTATGGCGCCGGGGTCGTAGTTCTGCTTGGCGTATTTAAAGTCGCCGACAATGGGGATAACGGCGCGGTCATTAAAGATGACGGGTACGCCGATCACATCCTCGGGCTTTTTGCCGTACAGGGTATCAGCACCGTTTGCCATAGTCTGCACATAGCTGAACCAATCCACGGCGCGCATGACCACCTTTGCGTTGGCGCGGAATATGTCGGGAAGGTCGCCTATGGCCGCTATGATAGCAGATACGATGTTGGCCCCGGTTATGCCCTTGATGCCAACCATGTAGAAACTCATGTGCTTATGATCATCGTCTGCGGAACGAGCGAATGCCCTGAGTTTCTCCTTGCGGGCCATAGCGGAGCGCAATGCGTTTTCAACCTCATCTACTATGTTGGTATCGCTGCCGTATACCACGGTGTCGGCGATTTTGATACGCAGTTTGGTCTTGTACCTGCCGTAGGTCACTACATCGCTGGATACCTCGATTTCCTTGGCGGTTTCAGCATCTATGACGTCCTCGAGGAGTTCATCCTCACCGATTTCAAACTCTACGCGGGGCTCTTCAAGGCCGGCAACCATGGAGGTCTGCTCCACGCCGCGCAGGGAGTTTTCATCATAGGGCTCGGTGATGATCTCACGGCTGAGGTTGGTGGGCAGCAGGTGAGAGCCGCTGCCAAGGGCAGCGGAATTGGCAGGGATGGCGCCGAGGCCGGCATACCCCTTTTCGGTGCCGTTGCTAAGGCTGTCAAAGGCCTTTTCTATGCGGGACTTATCGCCCGATGCTACGGCACGATAGAAAGCGGCTTTGTTCTTGAGCAGCACATCCTTCTCGGTCATGCCGTTGCCAGAACCCTTTTGCAGCGCCACCGCATTGCGCTGCTGTTCCTCCAGATTATCGTGCTGCTTCTGGAGTATGCTGCGCCTTTCGGTGAGGTCGGCAAGGGAATCCTGCTTGGCCTTTATGTCACTCATAGGAACGGTGGGGTCTGCTGCCTTTTCGGCAAGCCATTCGTTGATGGTCTTTATCTCCGTGTCAAGGGAGAACAGCTTTTCTTTGAGATCAAAGAGGGATACGTTTGCCATGTTTTGGCTCCTTTCTTAGTTGTCGATTTTGAGCCGTTCTCGGGCGGCGGCTGCAATTTTTGCGCGCTCCTCCCGCTCGGCTGCATTATTCATCGCCATTTGTGCGGCGTGCATCAGAGCTTTAAGCTCGTTTGGATATGAGGGCAAATCTTTCGCCTGCGTAAGCTGTTTAATCAGCTCACAGGTGTTTTCTATGCCCTTGATAACCCCGGCAGCGTGCTGCGCGGGGACGGCGACAAAGGAAAACTCGAAAGCATCCTGTGGCTTTTCAAGTTCACCAATACATTTTTTACCATCGTAGGACTGCCCTTTGATGTGGCCAGTCTCACATTGATACGTCCACGTGGTCCAATGAAATTTAAGCGGTTTTTTGCATATAGAGCAGTTACATTCCTTCACCCTACACGAAACGGATACCTCCTTGAGGATACCGCCCTCTATGGCGTCTATAATGGGCTTTGTATCATCTGTTCGCAGCATATAGGCGTCGGCCCGCAATGTGGAGAGCGGTTCCCCGAGAGAATTCATTTCACCGGCCTTCTCCACGCTGGTGCGGTAAATGCGAGAATGCTGCTTTTCGGCAGACCGCCAATGATCAAAAATTCCCGTTTTGCCCAGGAACATAGGCGCAAGGGCGTCAAGGGTCTTGTTTGTGAAGCGTTCGCCATCGCGGTCTTCGTCATTGTCGCAGAGTATGAGGGAGTAGGCGTATACCTCATCGGGAGCCAGCTCCTTCTTGCTGTACTGGTTTATTAAACCAATATCGGCAGTAGCGTCAGCGGTGGATCTGCTCAATGCTTTAAGTTTGTTGATTACATCCATTAAATCACCTCGCTCATGATATCAAGGGGTGGCGGCACAAACGCATGGCTTATTCCTCCTTTTCGTTCTGTGCGGACTTGCCGCCTTTCCTGCCATCGGCCCGTTTCTCCTTAGGCGCGGATTCCTTTCGGGGCTCAGCAGCGCCGGGCTCGGGGACGTTGGCTGTGGGCTGCAATGGCTTTACAGCCTCCGCGTAGGCTTCGGGGGATAAATACGGCAATCGCCCAACGATGCCCTTGTCGGGATTCGTCTCGCGCAGCCACGCGACAAAATCGCACCAGTTTTTAAACGATGTGGTGCCGTCAGCCGCGTGTCGCTCGAACATAGTGAAGAGTGAAAGGTCTTGATGTTCCATTATTCGATGTTCCTCCTGTTGATTTATTAGAAAACAGCGCCATTGCCGGCGCCGTTATCTGGATTGGTAACTATATAGTCGAGGGTGGTCAGGTCACGAGCCACAAGCAGGTGATTTCCGTTGGGATCGGGCGGCCTTCCGTCATCCGCCCGCGCTTCGTTTGGCGTTATCCAGCCTCCGCGTATGCCTTTTTGATGCACGTCTGCCATTGTAGTGGCGTCGGCACGCAATATGTTTTTCACATCCATACGCATCCTATGCCCTCGCATACGGTCTGCGCGGGTTATGAGTTTTCGGGTAAATTCCTGTTCGTATGCTGTGACGATAGGCAGCATGGTCATTGATAAAAATTCAAGGGTCTGCTGCTCCTGTGATTTGAACGAGGTGTTGGAGAAATCGCCCAGCATGTGCGGGGGAATATTGTAGACATTGGCAACTCTGGAACGTGAAATGCGCTCCACCTCAAATATCTTGGAATCTATGGGGGAGAGGTTGATGCCCTTTGCCGTTACCCCGGACTCGAGAAGCAGTATATTGCCGCCGGTTTCCTTGTAGGTGTTGAGAAAATCCTCCACCGTCTTTTCGCGCTGTTTGGGTGATAAGGATGACGGCGCTTCGAGAACGACTTGGGCATTTACTCCTTTTTTGAGCTGCCTAAAACTGAATTCCTCTATGTTTTTCTGGTAATCTATCGTCTGATTCAGCACCGAAATAGGGCTTATACCCTCATATCCGTTATCTGAGATAAACGGTATGTGTATCATGTAGTAATTGTGTACATAGTACGGCGCGCTTTCGGGAGGGGTGATTTTATACCACAATTCCCTGCTTTGCTTTTCTACTATGGGCCTTACGCGCATGGGATCAAGAGGGTATAGGTCAGGTTGTATTTGCGTAGGCTTAAAAACCTTCAGCGCATACGCATTACCATAGGTATCCCTGCATGCTTCCAGTGTGTTGAAGAAACGAAAGGCCGTCATGTTGGGGTTAGGTTCAAAACTCACCAGATCGGTAAGATCGCTCTTTATGATCTCCGATCCCGCATATTCCCGCATCGGCATGGCCGCAAGCGCGTTGGAAAGGCGGGAAGCAGCGGAGAAAATCAGTTCGCAGTTTGCCAGCGTGTAGTCGCCGTTTACCCAATGGTTGAAGCCCATCAGTCGCATGGCGCGCTTCAGCTTGCCGGAAGCGTTGCTTCTTTTCTCCTTGGTTATATCGTATGTTTCATCGTTTGCGGCTTTGGTATTCTCGACCGTATCGGCCTGCATAAGGTTTTTGCGTATATTTGCCAGTAGTCCCAATAATTACACCTCCTATCCGACCCTTATCACGGTCGATATTGGGTTGTCGTCAGGTATTCGGGTCGCCAGATGGCGGAGATTCTCGGTGTGCGAACATAAAATACAGGAAAAGCCGTCGATTTTCCGATGTTTGCTCCGCTTGGTGGGCAGGTATGTGCCGTTAGCCGATCTTTTGCTGAGTTTCACATTCCCTAAATACCAATTAAGCATTCTGTCATTGTTGTGTACCACGTTGCCGTCAAGAAACCGCTCCTTCAGGTCATCCATGGGCGCGGTGAGCGTAAGCTCGCCCTGTCGCACAGCGTTCATAACAAAGCCGTTGTTTTGCATTTCAAGCACCAGCTTGAACGCTTTTGCTGGATCGTAGCCGATGGAGTGAAGGTTGTATATTCGCCGCACGGCCTCAAACCATTCATATACCATCTCGTATTGCACGTATTCGCCGGGCACGATGGTAAGCCTGTTTTCACGTTCAAGTTCATACCATGCCAGTTTTTCACGATCGACCTTTACTTTCCTTTCAGGTACCCATGAGTGCTCCAGAATAAACAGCAGCTTATCATCAATGGGAAATTCGATGCAGGCGCTCGTGAAGTCCTCCGTAGAGGAAAGGTCGAACCCGCCATAGCACAAATGCCCCTTGAGTGATTCTATGGGTATTATTTTGTTATTTTTGAGAATAGTGGGCGCATCAAGGAACGACAATTCTCCAATATCCGTGAAAACATTAAGCTGCTTATTTATAAAATTGCTCCGCTCCTGCGGTATGGTCTTTACCCGCTCCCATTCGTCTTTTAGATCTTCAATATCAAGCAGCGCGCCGAGGGAGGGATTGGCCTTACACCAACATGATGGGTCGGCTGGATCATCGGCCTCATCTATCTCATCGATATAAACAAATATGCGGTCGGCAGCTCGCTGGGCTATCACACCTATGTTATCGAGGATGTTGCCGCCCAGCACATAATAATCCATAAGGGGGCCGTCAATAACCGTACCGAGAGTGGTAATATAGATAATCAGGGGTTGTTTGCGTTTTTTTGTTTTGCCTTTTATGACGTTTATCAGTTTATAGTCCTTATATTCGTGGATTTCATCAAAAACGCCCATGTGTACGTTGCGGCCGTCCAGATTGGTACTATCTGCAGCAAGAGGTTGGAATTTGCTGTTGGTCTTATCATAGTACATTCCTGATTTTGTAATGCGAATATGCTTTGATAGCATCGGGCTGCCCTTGACCTGAGCACAGCATTCGCCGTAGATAATCTTAGCCTGCTCCTTGGAATTGGCGAGACAATAAACCTCCGCGCCTCGCTCACCGTCCTTGGTCAAACCATACGCCGCATTACCTGCAATGAGTGTTGATTTGCCGTTTCCCTGTCCGACAATAATGATGCCCTCGCGGAAGCGTCGATACCCTGTTTCGCGGGATACCCAACCATAAAGATTCTGCTCGATGAAGTGCTGCCATGGCAACAGCTCCATGCGGTGGTATACTCCCTTGGTAGGCACCAAAAACCGTTCAATGAAATCTATGGGCCGGAGCGCTCGTTGCATATCAAATTCCCACGGATAATCCGGGTCGGTCAATGATGCCGAGAGTTCATCTAAAAACCGCTTGCAGGATTGAATCCGACGTTTTCCCGAGCATATTTTTCCGTCTACAACGTCTTTCGCAAATTGATACGCCCCGGATTTCTGTATATCATCGGGAATACGAAACTTAGAAGATGTCAAATTCGTCCCCGCTCTCGCCGCCGCCAGAGAGAGGTTGTACTATGTATTTCAAGAGCAACTGCGCCGTGGTATCGGCTGCTCTGGCAGTTTGATTATAAGCGGCTACCGCAGGGTTGACATATAGATTTTTGCGACCTTTGACATACTCCTTTTCGACCATCATGGTGTTAGCTTTTATGGCTGCTTCCAACTCTTTCAGATGGTTTATGTGCTCCTGATAACGAGCAAAAGTGGTGATGAACATATAGGAGTGTTCAACGCCTCTCGCTTTTGCTTTTTCAAGTATTTGCGCCGCCTGCTCGTTTAGATTGACTTTTATAGTTGTCGCTTTTGCCACCTTAATGCCTCCTTTCTCCGGCTTTTTACTCTCGGTTTGTTGAATCCAAAAATGTCATGCGCCCGCGGTCGGTGCAAAGGAATGAGGGGCCGCGGTTGCAGCGAGGGCGCCCAAAACTTTTTGGGGTAGGGGGGGTATGCCGCGGCTGCCGCCCACCGTGGGAGCGGCGGGCAACAACGGATTTTTATTTTGTGAGCCACGGCTTAATTATAGAATGCGAATTACCCTTACTCCTTCGGGTGGCTGCGGCGAGTTGCCCTTAACGTGGGTCTTGGTCTGCTCGTGGCAGTTGAAGCAGCAGCTTGTGAGGTTGTCAAGGTCAAGCGCCAGATCAGGGAACTGATCGACAGGCTTGATGTGGTGTACGGTTGTTGCGAAGCGTGTGCAATTACTTGAAATGCGTAGCTGACACAGGTAATTGTCGCGTTCGAGGGCTACTACCCTAAGATGCCGCCATTCCCTACGCACATAGAACCCTTGTTTTTTCAGGTCTGTTTTTTTAGCCGTTTCTTATACCCCCCCTTACATCTCGGTTATTATTTCTGCCGTACTGTATGTTTTTTTGTCCCGGGTCATCATTTCAAGAAAATCGTCGCGGCTGAAATCAGATAGGCGGAATACCTCTTCGGGTTTCATGCCCAACTGTTTTCCTATCTCCTTTACGCTTTTGCCCTCGCCAAGCAGGCGCTTTACTATCGCTTTCATCGGGTCGAGCAAGTGCGTGCCGCGCGCACGGTTGTGGGTCACGGTTCCGTATACATCTTCGTTTGGGTCATCGTGAGCTACCGTTACTACTGGCACTCTGCCATTTAATTTGCGGATGAGCGGTTCCCGGCCGGATATGACCCAGCGGTGATACCCATCTATTATGGTATAATCCGGGCGCACCACTATAGGCAGCGTCCAGCCATTTGTGATTATGGACTGCATTAGCAGGCGTAGATTTTCCTCGGACACCTTGTTAGGGTTGTACCCATTAGGCTTGAGCAGGGTGCGGTCTACCCATTGCAACGACTGAAGCGGGGCAAATATATCAATCCTGCTCATTACCTGTCACCCCCGGTATCATTTTGCCCAACGCCACTAATATGTTTCTCCGTGGTACGGGAGCGAACGGCATACGATTTGTATATGCGAACATATATGGCTCGTAGGGAGCGGAGCTTGGGATCGCCGGCAATGAGCGCATCGTGCATTGCCGCTGCGTCATTATGCAGCAGGCCTTGATGTACAGCCGCCGATATTCTCCCGCAACCTTGCGGGTGGACGCGCTGCTGAAATGCCGCCCCGGCTCAATAAAGAGCATCTGCCGCACCAGCTCCTTGTAATCCTTTCCGGTATCGCCCTCCAGCGCCCGTCTATTATGTGTGCTTCGCTTGAACATTTCACTGTCCCAGTACATCATGGCAAGGTATGCGTTAGGCTCCCGCTTTTCTATCCGTGCCCACAGGTCGGGATCGGTTGCCGCGATATGACGCAGGCCGGCGCAACTGTCTGCGCCAAAGAAGTTGGATAGCCGCAGCCTGTTGCGTGCTGTCCCCGCCCGGTAAAGGTCAATATAAGCGTCGGGATAGTCGAGGCGATGCTCTTTTATGTATAGCCAAACATCACAGTCGTGCCAGTCATATATGGGGTAAATGGCGTTCTTGCCTGTGATGCCGTGCCTGGACAGGTTGAGCTTTGAGAAATATTTGGCCCTCTGTATGGATTCGGTTACGCGCACCCCTATTATCTGAATACCGTCTTTTGTGATTTTTTCGCAGAAGGATTGGAAATTCATCTGCCCCGGATACTTCATATACGGGCTGCGGAGTATCGCAAACGGCGGCGGTTTTCGTACCCACTGCTCTTCTTTGCCCGGTTCCCATGTTATCCAGCTCTCGTCATTCTGGAGCTGGTGGAAAGCAGAGACCTGCTTGAGCGGCAGGCAGTACCAACGGAATTCAACTCCGGCGTCGGTGAACCGCTTGTGCCAGCGCAGGGCCATGGCTTCCATGCTGTCATAGATGGCCTCCTCATCGATGAATATAACCGTGAGTTGCTTTGGGTTCACCGTACCGGCCCGTATTTTGTCGTATATGAGGCTTGCTAAGCAAAGCGAATCTTTACCCGCGGAGAAGGAGAAATACACCTTAACGCCGTTTGCAAACACATTGTCGAGCCTTTTGCTGGCGGCATCCACTACGGTCATGTTGCCATGTATGTGCTTCATAGCCATATCTTTTCTCCACACTTCGGGCAGAGCATGAATCGCTGCGGCAGATCCGGTTGGTCAGCGAGAGCGGACACGGTTTCTTCAGGGATAGCGGGAGAATCATTCCCGGCAATGGAGTGGGGAGCTTCGCTTTGTGTCGGTATTATCCGCTCCGCAGCATCGGCAAAGCTCTGATCTTCTTTTGCATACCGTTCGCCTGCCCTCTCCATCTCCTGCTTTGTATCGTCAGATATGATCCCGTAGCCACCCATCAGGGTATCGGCGGCGCCAACGTCTATCACCAGTGTTTCTAACAGATCTGCGTCATACCCCGGAATGTCGAAATCGTGGTCAAGCTCAAGTATTATTTCCTCAAAAGCTTGTAGATCATCGACTCCTAAGTTGAATATGCGGTTATCTGCAAGCATCAGCTTTTTCTTCCCGGCCTCGGTGAGCCCGGCCGCAACGTAACAATCGGCTTCGGTGCGGCCTAACGCCTCCAACGCCATGAATAGGCCGTTGCCTGCAAGTATAACGTTATCCTCATCTATGACGATGGGACGTATCTGCCCGAACATTTGAACCGACCGTTTAAATTCTTCAATTTGTTTGATAGAATGGTTGCGGACGTTTTTTTTCGGGCGACGCAGCTCCGATAGCTTTTTCTTTATTACCTTCATGCCGTCACCGCCCTTCGTAAAGATGCCAGGCTATGGCGGCGGTTATGCCCGCAAGTACGATGTACACCCTTATGACTCCCATAAGCGTCCATACTCCCATCACTCCCATGGCCATGACCATAGGCCACAACGCTATTGATGCGGCGTTTAGGGTAAGGCCAAGCGGGCGGCCGAAGGATACGTATATGCTGTACTGGAACGATGATAGGGATGATACGGCAATGAGCGTTATCAGTACCGCCTTTGCTATACTGAGAACCGGGCCGAAGCTCGTGAGGGAGAGTATGGCGGGAAACATCAGGTACACGCCGAACAGTATGCCGCCGTTTACGAATGCCCTGCGTATATCCACCTTGTGAGTGCCATCGGCATTGTCATCGTTATAATCCAATATCTCGAAGAAATAAGGGTATAAAAAAGCTCCCGGTACGAGCAGGAGCATTTTGTTGACGCCAACGGAAAGGCTTGAAGCATCGGCGCCTAAGGATATGGGGCTGAATCCGCTGCTGTAAATGGCTAACACCGTTACAACAAAGGCCAGCGCGTATACCGCTATCCAACTGATGTGATCGTGCAGCACGTTTCGTATCATGCCTCGATGCCACAGCATTACGATATAGGTAACGGCTACGGTAACGGCGAAAGCCGTTCCGAAATGCCGGCCAAGTGGCGTTTCAGAGAAAATCATCTGAATACCGTTAAGGCTTATCCACACCTGAAACGGGCACATTAGCCCGGTGATGGTACGCATAATCTTTGAGCGGAATACATCACGCAACTTGGGAATGCTGGGAGCCAATATTCCATATACGATGCAGGCAAGGGTATTGCCCAGCGACCAGAGCAGAAAGGGGAGAAGGCCATGCTTCTGGGCCGTTTCTATTCCCATCATAAGTGAGCCTACTCCCGCCCACGTTGCGGCTATGGACATGGCGTAATAAGTCGAAGGGTCATTTTTGAATCTGGTTACGATTTTCACGTTATCTTCCTCCTATGATTTGTGCTTCAAACCGTTGGCGACCAGTTTGTGTTCTGCACCCGCGCAAGGAGCGGCGCGGCGTTATTATACCTCCAATCTTTTTGAAAACTAAATAGGCACCGCGGAAATCGCGATGCCTTGCGCTGATAGGATTTTACACATACACTATACCACATTTTGCACTGTACAGTAAATGCCCACTTTTTGCCCTGTTTTTAATCTGGGATTCTACACATACACTATACCACATTTTGCACTGCACAGTAAATGCCCACTTTCTGCCCTATTCACCATCCCGCTCTATCCACTGTATCCCGAACAAGAGGGCGGAAAGCCGGGCGCAGGCCGAATCCAGGTCTTTATACACGGTGCGAACGTTTATGTTTTCTCGTATCGCTATATCTTCCGCGGAATCGCCGCTATCTGAGATGTACATCCCTTCAAGAACATTATACCTTCGAATTTCTTCCAAGCGATTGGAGGCATAGGCGATCTGCTGGTATTTAAGAAGCATAGCGTCAATGTGAGCTATCATGATGGCTGATCTGGCCTTGGAGGTCACGATTGCCCTCACGTCAACGGAGTTCCTTTCGGTTACGAAAGCCTGAAAGAAGTCGTAGTCCTCATCCTTCATTTCGGCCAGTGAGGTTATAGCGTCCTCTGCGTGAGCCTTGATCTCCCTATAATGGCGGAGTAGACGGCGGGTATCCCGCAAACGACGATCCTTACGCCGTTTGGAGTCCCTCTTTTTTTCTTCCAGATATCGTGTAGTGCCGGCGTCTGCTCCGATTTTTCCAGCTTTACGGGTTGCTATCTCGGCTGCAATCCTCGCCGCGTCCAGTGCCGACAGGGGCCTCCCCTCCATAACGGCAGCATCGGTCGCCGGAGACTCGCGGGGATGTTTGGGATTCATTCCGCCATTGCGGGGTGGGTTTTTGCTGTACATAATATACCTCCTTTACTTCCGTGGATCCCATTCGGCTGCCGCAGCCTCCGGGGTAGGGAACATGCGGGAAATGCGCTTGCACTTCGCGCATCGGCAATAATACGCCGTTTGGTGAAACACCCACAAATAATACTCGCTTATGGTTACAACGCCCTCGCTTCCGCAGTCAGGGCAGATGATGCGTGGTTTTTTCATTTAGCTTCCGCCTTTCCTTGCTGAATTTTGCCATTGTCAATCCTCCTGTTCTTCAAAGTAAAACGTCACCTTATGCGGCTTGGGCTCTATCATACCGAAACGGACGGCATTGCGATACGTTACGTTATCGCGCTGCAATACCTCGGGCCATCGTTCTATCGCCTGCCTGAATTTTTCCAATGTGAGGCTGCTCTTGTAATTATTGCAGCTTCGGCAGGAGGGCATCAGGTTCTCAATGGCGTTGAGGTCTATACCTCTGGCGGCGTAAGCCTCGGCGAATTCGAAGGGTATAAGGTGGTCGATCTGCATATTGAATATCGGGATTTCCGTGCCGCAATAAGCACAGTGCCTATTGTATTTGTTATGGACAGCCTTACGAATCTCTTTACCGAATCTCTTGCGCTTCATCACTGAACCTCCGTTCATTCTCTGCATCGATGTTTTTTACGGCCTTGAATGGGAATATGGTCGTACAGCTTATGGGCGGGACTATCTTATCTGGTATCACGCTTATATATATCCGCCCGGTTATGAGTATCAGCAACCGCTCCAGCAGCGAGGCTCTTTCACACATAATGAAATATTCACCGATACAAACATAGGGGACGGCCACTCCGGGAGTATCCTCCGGGGGCTCAGATATAGCTTCAGCATACTTAAACATCGTCGGTTTCATTATCCTGCCTCTTTTCCTTGTCTTTTGCCTCCGCCACCATAGCCTTGGCCGCTGCGTGAGGGTTCAGGAAGACCGTTTTCCCGAGCTCACCCATTTCTACATCCACGTAATACTTGGCCGGAGGAATCTCCTTTCCGCACCTGAATATCAGAACGCCATGGGTCGTGATCCGTATTTCCTCCACGAACCCTAAACTGCCATCGTTAAAATAGAGCTTGTCCCCAAGGTTTACTGGGAACCGCAGAGACGCCCGATATTCCCTTATCGCCCTGCACGCTTGCGCGTTGTAGCAGGTTAGCGCAAGAGAGCCGGGGGATACCTCGGCCTTTACGTCTATCACTGGGCAGTTTGCACATTCCTCCATGAAATCCACGGACAAAGAGGTGAATGGCAGGCCGTCGATATGCGTGACATCTATATGCTTTGCCATTCAACAACACCTCCGCTCTCACGCTTGCGCCTCATAAGGTATCGGGCGTATTCGTCCATTGCCTTATTGGTGAAGTACATTATCTCAAACATCGTAATCCAAGATAAAGCCGTGCCACCCAACGGGAAAAAACTGTACTGTTCCGCTCTCGAATACCAGCGAAGCACTCCAATCTTGCGTTCCGCCCTATCGTATATGCCGTATGTAGCCGGAAACATCTCCGGGGTTTCGTTTTTTACCATTATCTCTTGAAAGCTACCGTTTTTCATTCGTATGGCCCTCCATGGCTTTTTTAAGATCCTCCTTGATGTAATACCGCTTGTGGTACTCTTTGCACAGACGCTCACACTCCGCTCCAAACCAAGGCCAATCTATATCTGACGGGGCATAGTTCATTTTCCCTATGTTGTACAGATCGACGAACGGAAAGTGCTTGATGAGCTCAAATATGGCCTGCGGGTCTATTACGGGCTCACATGAAACCCATGTGTTTATATGCCGCTCCTGGGCAAGAAACAGGGAGTAGGCCCGTTCCGAGGGCGGGTCCGCATATGGTTCTCGGGCCTTTGCAGTCCCTTCCCAGCTCCCTATGCTTACTCCGAACCAGTCCCCCGGGCCAAGCAGGTCAAAGTCCCTCATGGCTCTGGAGGAGCCTTTCGTGAGTATCTGCACAAACCCCCCGCCGTCCTTGATTGCCTTTATGACTTCGCGAGTGATTTGCGTATCCACGGGTGGGGCAGGATAGGGGTCGCAGGAGAAGCACAGATTCACCAGCTTTCCGGCATACTCGCCGCTTCCCATCTGTCGTTTTACCGCTTCAAGTATCCCCGCGCGGGGGCTGACGTCGGTGAAGTCGCGCCCCCAGCGGTTAGCCATTTTTCTGGCATAGCAGTAGTCGCATCCGTGGTTGCACCCGGTATAGACGTTTACGGCGTAACTGCAATATTCTCCGGCTCTGCCTTTTGGCTTATAGATTGCCTGCATTACTGTTCCTCCGATTCTGACTGGTTGAACACTTCATGGGTGCCGTCCAGCATGGCAAGCTCTTCATCAGAGATTTCGTAACCAAGGCTTTCAAGGTATGCATACATTTCGCGCAGCTCAACGTTCTCACGATGGCTGTTGTCCCAGTGGTGGCATCGTAAGTTACGGGAACTCTTAGCGGCGAATACCAGATTAGCAAAGAACTTGCAGTCTGCCTCCTTCGCTTTGAGCTTGAGTTCCTCAAATATGGCTTCTTCCTGCTCATCGTCAGCATCGTAAGGGATGGAAATGGCGAGTACGTTGAGATAATCACTATCGCTGATGTAAAATCCTTTGTGCAGCGCTGTTTGGCAGGCCCACTCTGCAATGGACGGCAAGCGCTTTTTCGCTTCGGCATTGGATAGATTTTCCATGAATTCGTCCCGCAGTTCCATCATGCGCGTTTCGATCTCCACAATACGCTTATCCAACTGCTTTCTCCGCTCCTCCGCAATGCGCCGGGCCTCTTCTTCGGGGGAAGGGGCTTCTTCGGTTTTTTCCCGATAAAGCGTAAGCCCCCAGCTCTCGACCTTGTAAAAATATTTGATTTCACGCGAATCTTCAGGAATCGTGAAATCATCGGGGGCGCCATACAAGCTCTTTACATATCTCAGTTCCTTTGTATCGTCTGTTTTAGTTGCGAATGTCTCGAGCAGTTCGAGCCACCTTTTGCGCCTCTTGTCGTCTTCCTGCTTGTCTATGGTCTTTTTCAGCTCATAATTGAAGTTGGCGGTGCCGACGTGTTCGAGCACCTTGTTTCGGGTTTTGATGTCATCAATGCCATCGAGGGCGGCAAAGTCCATGAGCGTGGCTCCGCGCTCCGATGCGGCGGCGAATTTTTCTTTATCCAACTCCAGAAGTTTTAGCCTGCGGCGAACCGTGGACGCAGAGAACCCCGTTTTATCCGCAATGGCCTCGGCGGTGTCGCCCAGATCCATCATCATCTGGAAGCCCTGGGCCTGCTCATAAACGGTGAGATCGCTCCGCTGCATATTCTCCATGAGCATGGTGCGAACCTGCTCCTGCTCGGTCAGGTGAGATATAACACAGGGAACCGCTTCAAGTCCGGCCATTTTCGAAGCCTCCAACCGCCTGTGGCCTATTACCGCAGTATAGCCGGAGTTCTCGCCCACATTCGGCACAACCGTCAGGTTTTGGAGGACGCCGTTCTTGCGGATGCTTTCGGAGAGCTCCGTAAGATCTCCCAAGTCTTTGCGGGGGTTGTTGGGATGAGCTGTTATCTCGTTTACGGGAATGTATATGATGGTTGCATTTTCACTAAGGTTATTCATTGGGTTGCTCCTTTCTTCGTCTATGTGGCTGCCGCCAATAGCGGCGTAGTCAGGTTGGGAAGATATACCCCGGGCTGATTCATCACTTCATCGTATGCTGCTTTGCCCTGGAACTCATCGATGACAGCCTGTGCATCGGGTGACATATCCTCGTAGCGTCGTTTGCCATAGTCCGGGGGAAGCCAGTTGCGGCTCCGTGCGCCGTAGATGTTCAATATATCCACTATTCGCTGTTCATGGAAAACGATGTGGCAGGGGCCTTTTTTGTAGAATGTAACGGAGAAGTATTTGCATTGGATATTCTTTGTCTTGCCGCTGCCCTCCGCCAGTTTTAATGCAGCACGCAGGCTATATTCAGTAGTGGCCCCTTGGTCGAGATAATCCAGCACCTTCTCAATATCTCCGAGGGTCGTGTAGATATGATAAGTATCCAGTTCATTATGCCGCCACGATGAGTAGGAGTAAAATCCGTTTATGGGAAGTATGACCTTGCGGTTAATCTTGTGAGCCTTATTGGTGGCCCACCCATTGAAATAATGGATATTCTTCCCACATTCGGGATACCATGTGTGCTGGCTGGACATCCGATCGAACAAGCCGTTAATGGCGGCATGGACGCCGGATGTCAGGGAGGCATTCAGCTCGCTTACTATCTGCTGTATGTTGAACTCCGAGAAATCGTAGTCCGCCATCTTATCCACACTACCCCGATATTCTTGCAGTATAGAGCTGGTGAACCGATCTGTGAGCTGCGGCATTTGGAACAGTTTATTCCAGTATTTGCCTCGGACACGACGCATATAATCGTTTACCTCAGCGTTGCCAATATGGTCTTTGACGTGGCCTCCTATGGCAATCTGCACCGTGTAATGCGTGTCTGCGGCACTGCCACTTTCTATATACGGCCGCATGGCGTTGAACTCACGGAACAGGGATAAGGTGGCATCAACCTCGATCTGGTACTGTGATATAAGCTGGCTGACAAGGCCACCGCCCACCATGGCAGTAGGCTGTTCAGCGTCAACGTCAGTATCATTCCGGGCTTTGTGCAGACGGTCAAAGAATTCAGAATCGAAAGTCTTGGCCGGGATATTGACGTATACGATAGCGACTTCCACATCACTTCGACGCTCAGCGCATTTAAAGGCATCCTTGACAAAGATAATCTTTGCCCCAAGCTCAGCCAGCTTTTGTGACAGTAATTGCCGGGTGTTGGTATATGGGTTCCGTATGGTTTCGGCATTCACGAGGCAAACTATCTGACCGCCGTTCTCCTGCATCTGCAACGCTTTCAAAAGGTGTTTATCGCCATCGGAAAACGGCGGGTTCATCAGTATAAGGTCGTACCGCTTCCTTGTGTTGTACGTGAGAAAGTCATCATGCACCACCCGGAATCCTTTGCCAGTGAGTACATACCGCAGGTTCTGATCCTTCTCAATGCAGTCTGCGTCAAAGCCGC